AACAGAAAATGCGGGAAAAATTTTGCTCAGTTTTACAGACCAAATGGCAGACCATCCGAGTCTAATTCCTATTCCTATAGATGGCAGAAACGAGCAATTTTTAAATCTTAACAAACAAATACAAGAAGAAATATTTACGGCTCATTCTATTGTTAGCCCTATGTTATTTGGCATAAAAGATAATACAGGTCTTGGTAGTAATGCTGACGAATTAAGAACTGCTAGCGAATTATATCAGAATCTTCAGGTAGATACAGAACAAGACATTTTAGAAGATGTATTTAATGAATTAATTAATTTTAATGGTCTTCCTAAGTGTTTAAAGATACAAAAAATAGAGCCAGTAGGTAAGCCGTTAAGTGAAAGCGTAATGGTAGGAGTTATGACAACAGATGAAATAAGAGAAAAGGTAGGGCTCCCAAAATTAGAGGCTGGACAAGAGATACAACTTAAAAGCCAAGAGGAAGATATGATTTTTTCACAACTTAAAGATATAGGTTATAATGCCGATAATTTAGAAGTTTTAGAAACAATAGTAAACCCTATAACTTGTATAGCAGATGCGGAAAAATTTGAAGCTGAAATAAAAGAAAAATATGTTAATGTTTTAACCGAGTTAGAGAAAAGCATACTTGCGCTTTTAATTAAGAATGCGACAATGCCTAATACTGAAATTATAAAAGCGTTAGATATAACACCAACAGAAGCGCAACAATCGGTAGCGAGTTTACAAGATAAAGGTGCTTTGAATAATGATTTTCAACCAACAGAACAAGGAAAGCAAACTATTCAAGTTCCGCAAGAAGAAATTTTTATAGTTTATAGATACCAATTAAGACACGACGCTCCGAAACTAAAAGGAAAAGAAAGCAGACCATTTTGTCAACAAATGCTTAGATTAAACAGAAGATATACACTAGACCAATTAAAGATGTTAAAAAATGATTTTGATATGTCTGGGCTAGATATTTTTCAGCGTAGGGGTGGCTGGTATAACAACCCAAGATTAAAAAAGACTACGCCTTGGTGTCGCCATATCTGGAGCCAAGAAGTGGTTAGAATTCAAAAACAATAAATTATGGCAGTATTATTTATTTCAGAAAGTTATCTTAAAAACAATACAGTAGTAGACGATAACGTAGACCAAAGATTAATCATACCTTCAATTACAACAGTTCAGGATATGCACTTACACCCTGTGCTTGGGACGCCTTTATATGAAGATTTACAAGCGAAAATAATTGCTTCAACTTTAAACGGTGATGAAGTTACTTTAATTAATGATTATATTTCAAAAATGTTATTACAATGGACTATGTTTGAATTAACAATGAGTATGTTATATAAGTTCAGAAATAAAAGCGTAGCAACGAAGCGTAGTGATAATTCTAACCCTATAGATTACCAAGATTTACAATTTTTAAGAGACGACTGGAAAAATAAAGCTGAATTTTACGATAAAAGATTAATAAATCATTTAATAGACAATAAAAGTTTATTTCCTAAATATACAGAATCTAGTGATGACTTAAACGCTAAAAAGTCTGCATATACAACAAGTTTTTATTTAGGAAGTTCTTATGATTGTTGGACAAATAAATACAAATGAAATTAACCTACAACCAAATAATAAGAGAATTAAATAACTTCGCTGATGCTCATTTAGAAATTGAGACTTTTGGCAGTGGAAACCTCTGGGAAGTTGTGCAACATAATCAAATAGGGAACTTTCAATACCCTTTGTTATGGATAGTAGATAAACCAGCTACAGTGGGTGATAATGTCTTTACTTGGAACTTCCAAGCTATTTATATTGATATCGTTAGGAAAGACGAAAGCAACGAAAATGATGTAAAAAGCGACGCTGTTCAAGTTTTAATTGACTTAATAGCTTATCTAGAGCAACAAAGCGGAACTAGTGCTATAGGCGTTAATTGGAATCAGGTTCAACTTGTAAGAGGTGGGACTGTAGAGATGTTTAGCGAGAAATTTGAAGATGATTTAAGCGGTGCAAATATTTCTTTGGGCTTAAAAATACCTCAAGTATATGACGAATGTGTAATCCCTAAAACTTAAAATATGCCGATACTATTTAATCCAGGAAAGAAAAAAGGAATTTTTATGGTGCCTTCAGGTGGTACAAAAAGTCCTACGCCTCCAGCTCCTTCTTTTACAAATACTAAGTCTTTAGAATTTGATGGAGTTGATGACTTTGTGTCTATTTATGATGGCGCTTCAGGAAGTGGACCTATTCAATTTGCTGCTGGAGATGATTTTTCAGTAAGTGCTTGGATTAAAACTACAAGCGCTAGCGCAACAAATCAAATAGTATCATTTAGAGGAACAGCATTTATATGGTTTAGTACGTTTAAATCAGGCGCAAACATTAGATTACTAATTTCTTTAAGAGATAATAGTAGTAATACTTATTATTTAGCCAGTTATAATAATGCTTCAGGATGGATTGCTTCTGACACTTGGACAAATGTTATGTGTACTAGAAATGGAACTTCAAAAGATGTTAATCTTTACATAAACGGAGTAGCAGCACAAACAACAGGAACAGATACAACTTCAGATAACTTTACATCTTATGATAAATTAAGTATTGGTAATGACAATTACAGTGGTGGTCGTTATTGGTTTGATGGTGGGATGGATGAAGTGGCTATTTATAGTAGCGACCAAAGCGCAAACGCTGCGACAATATATAACTCAGGAACTCCAACTGATTTAAGTTTATTAAGCCCTGTTGCTTACTGGAGAATGGGAGATGATGCCAGCTATCCTACAATTCCAGACCAGATTGCAAGTGCTGATGGAACTATGACTAATATGGTTGTGGGAGATATAGTAACAAATGTTCCTTAAAAATTAAAATATGAAAGCAGCAGAAATTTACAGCATTATAAAGATTGAAGATTTAGATTTAATTAATTTTAATGAAGTTTTTGAAACGTCAAAAAAAACAATACGAAAAAGTTTAAACGAGGAAAAGTTTGTAATTAAGTATAATATTATTCCTAGTTTTATAGCTAGTGGAGAAGTTGACCCTTTAGAGGTTTTAAATCATTCAGAATGTTTAATTTTAATGCAAACTACAGAATGGACAGAGCCAATGCCAGTAGAATGATAGATATAATTTTAGAATGTCAAATAATATTACTTACTTTAATTATTTTTAAGTATTTTAGCGAAAAATGGAAATAAAAGATTATATATATTTTGGAGGTGTTTTAGTTGCGGTTCTTTCTAGTTGGTTTAAGATTAAACTTGAAACAGAAAAGCAAGAAGAAAAGATAATTAATTTAGCTATGACAGTAACAAAGCACGAAAAAGAAATAAAGTCAGTAGAGAAAGAAGCGAGGCAAGGAAGAAACGAGATATATAAAAATTTTGAAGTAAACCTTAAATCTAATAACGAGGTTTTTTCTAAACAATTTAAAGGCATAGATACAGAAATAAGAGGTTTACAACAGTCTTTTAATGCTATTAATTTAAGCATTCAAGACTTAACGACTAAAATGGAATTATTAATTAATAAACTAGAATTATAAAAAAGATGAAAAAATTTATAAGTGATTTATTTAGAGAGAAAACTGGCGGGAAGATTTCAAGTAAGAAATTTTACGGTAATATATTTTTATTACTTTGTGCTATTACTTTTGTAGTTGATGGTTTAAAGTTTTATGATGTATCAGCAGATTTATTTAACCCAACTTTAGTAGCTGGGTGTACTTTAATAGGGCTTAGAACTATTGGGGGAATGTTTAAATAATGAAAGTAAGTTACGATAATATACAACATTTATACGCTAAGAATGGTTATAGATTCTATGACAAAGGGAACTTTAACGTTAATATCTTTGCTATAAGAAGGCAATTAAACACAAATGAATTTGATGACATTATAGGAATAGCATATAAAAATGATTTTGACTTTGTGGAGATATTTAAAGCAACGACAGACCCTGGCAAATATTGGCTAAAAAAACCTATGAATAGAAAAGGAACTGCAATTTTAGTAGAGGGGCAATATAAGTATAAACTAGGATTACACAAAGGAAAAGAAGCATTAGTACAAAAGGGTCCAGTAAAAGTATTTAGAGACAACAACAAAGATGAAAACCACGATAAAGGGTACATTCAAGAAGGCTTTTTTGGTATTAACATACATAGAGCTGGAAAAGATTCAAAGCAAATTGATAAGTGGTCGGCTGGGTGCCAAGTCTTTGCAGTAGAAAGTCAGTTTCAAAGATTTATAGATATAATTAAAAGAAGTGAAAAGATATACGGCAATAGCTTTACTTATACTCTTTTTGAGCAGTTGTAGTCCTCAAAAGAGGCTTCAAAGATTGCTTAAAAAAAACCCTCAATTAATAGAACTTGACACTATTAGAGTTATAGATACTGTTATAATAGATAATTACACTTATGATACCATTACAAACATACATTTACACGATAGCACTACAGTTATTAATAATGAAAAAGTTATTTTAAAATACTTCTATGACACACTTACAAGGGAAATATGGCACGAAGTCGAGTGCCTTGGCGATACGGTTATTAAGGAGACGGTCGTACAAGTTGAAAAGGTCGTTTATAAGCAGCTTACGTGGTGGGAGCAATATAGAACAATCATTTTAATATTATCTTTGATTGTAGGCATTCTAATTGTTTTAAAAAAATTAGGTAAGTTGATATAATGGGGAGGAAAAAAGGCTTTAGAAAAAAGAACAGTATTTATGCTACTTTAGAGACTTTAATTCCAGTTATAGAAGATTTTATAATAAAGGGTCATCATACTACAACAACTATATTTAAACAATTAGAATTAGAGGGCTATTTAGTTAAATTATATAATCAAGGATATAAAGGAGATTCAATAAGAAGAAGCATAAACAATTTTATAAAAGATAAGAATTTAATTGTAAAAAATGCTCCAAGTTATGCTCTAACGACTGCAAAAGAAAATACAAAATGGGAGGAAGATTACGAAAACGGAACGGCTTCATTTGATTACTCAGGATTAAAGAAAATACAAACAGAAGAAGATTTAATAAAGTTTGCTAAAATAGATACTACAAAATGGAAAGCAGTAAAACAAACTGCTAATAAATGGGGCGAAAATTACCAAATAAAAGTAATATTTGAAAGTGTAGAAAAAGGATTAAAAGAAGAGGAAGCATACGAACAGGCAAAAGAGATATTAAAGAAACATCTTAAAGGAAGAAAAAAAATATCTAATAAGAAAAAACTAACTACAAAGATAGGTGTTATACCGTTAGCAGATTTTCACATAGGAGCATACATAAGGGGTTTAATTAAAACGCCAGATTTTGACATAGACAGAATAACTGATATGTTAGATGAAATTGCAGACACTATTAATTCTTTAAATTATTCAGAAGTTCATATATCTATCTTAGGAGACATTATAGAAAGTTTTACAGGCACAAATCATCCTTCAACGTGGAAAGAGTTAATGTATAAAGGCTACGGCTCTAATATCATAATAATGGCCTATGAGTTGTTATTGTCGTTTTTTAAAAAGATAGTTAATTTACATTCTATTTATTTAGTTTCAGGAAACCACGATAGGATTACTTCAAGCAGTAAAGAAGACACCAAGGGCGAAGTAGTAGAGTTAATTTCTTATTTTTTAAATAAAGAATTAGATGTTAATATTAAATATAATCCTATTTTAATTACTGAAATAATAGATAACATTTGCTATATCTTTACACACGGACACCATAATTTTACAAAAAAGAACATAGAGCAGACTATCTGGAAATATGGAAAACAAAAATATTTTAATTTAGTTCTTCAAGGACACTGGCATTCTAGAAAAAGCAAAGTTCCTGTAATTAAAATGGAAACTATTCACTCAGATTCTGGAGATTATAGAGGTATAACGTGCCCTAGTATTTTTACTGGGAATTTCTACGCTGAAACTTCAGGCTTTACATCTTCTGCTGGGTTTCTAATCATTCAAAATAAGCACAACAAACCCGCTGTTTTCGATATTCCTTTAATTTAAACAAAAAAAATACTTTTCTAAAGTGTTCATTTTCAAGCGTTTACAAAAAAAGTGTAAAATAAATAAAAAATAAGTGTAAAAAAATTTGCTATATTAAAATTTTGTATTAATTTTGGTCTTACAAATCAATTATTAATTAAAATAAAACAAAATGAAAACAACAACTAAAAGATTTAAAATGTTAAATCAAATTAAAGAAGGAAGAAAAATAGCTGCTAAACAAATGTTAGATAAATTCATTTGTAAAGGAGAATTATTAGTAAAATTAAATAAAATAGCAAAAGAAGGATATTACATCGAAAATGGTAATTTAATCACTTTAGTAAATTCTAGTAAATTAAAAAGAAATATATCTTTTTGCAAAATATAAAAAAATGAAAACAACAACGCAATTTAAGATTAAACAAGTATGGGGTTCGTGGGAAGTTTACCAATTTAATGGAATGACTTACACTTACTATGCTAAATTTGAAACAAAAAATGAAGCATTAAAATTTATAAAAAAATAAAACAGAAGGAGAGAAAACTAACCCTTTGCGAACTGATGAAGGCAAAGTATAAAAAATAAAATCAGTTGAAAAAATACGTTGAAAAAACAAAAGTGAATACAAAAAAAACTCTCCTTCTTTTTTACTAAAAACAAAACAAAATGAAAACAATCTACATACACGATACAACGACACTATGGGCAGAAAATGGAGAAGTTCATATAGAAACTTGTAATGGAGATTTATTAGTTTTTAGAGCAGAAGCATTATTTAATGATTTACCTGCCTTAGCAACCTTTTGCTTAAAAGAAATTGAAGGAAATAAAAAGAATATATTAAAAGAATTAAAAGAATTAAAATGAGAGATAAATACGATAAATTTAACCCTGAAAACCAAGAGCAAGATTGCGATTATTGTAAAAAATGTGATAGTCCAATGTGGGATGACTGGAATGATGAGCCAGTAGATTATTGTCCTTCTTGTGATGAATGTCAAGACTGTAAAGAATTAGAATGTAAATGTATAAACTAAAAACAAATAAAATGAAAACAAAAAATAAGATGAATAATAACGTAGATATAGAAGAAGACATAGATATAACTCAAACAAGTATAGCAATAACAAGCCTTTGCTCAGTATTAAATATTATACAAAACAATAGAAATGATGAAGTTAAATTCTATAAATATATATTTAGAGCAAAAGAACTGCAAAGGCGTCTTTATGAAATGGAATCGGAGTTAAAGAAACAATTAAGAAATATTAATAACTAAAAAACAAATAAAATGAAAACACAAATCAAAACAATCAACATTAAAGGCAAAGATTACATTACTGTAAACGAACGCTTAAAGGCATTTAGAGAGCTATACAAGAGTTTTAGCCTAACAAGTGAAATAACACACCTAAACGAGAATGGAGTAATTATAAGAGCAAGTATTAAAGATGATAAGGGCGTAGAATTAGCTTCAGGAATAGCACACGAAGTAAAAGGTTCTAGCTTTATTAACAAGACTTCTTTTATAGAGAACTGCGAGACATCAGCTTGGGGGCGTGCTTTAGGAAACTTAGGAATTGGAATTGATGCCTCAGTAGCGAGTGCTGATGAAGTTATTAATGCTATAAACAATCAATAAATAAACAACTAAAAAAAAAACAAAATGAAAACAAATGTAAAAACTCCAGACAATATTTGGAAGGAATATTCAGACAAACAAAATGCAGATTATTTAAAACTTTATAAGGAAACAAACAGAGTAAAAGCTGATACTCAAATATTAGTGCATAAAGTAGAAATTGCATTAATGAGCGAAAGACCTATTAAAGCAAAAGAATTATTAAAAGAAATAACTAAAATAAATAAATTATGAAAGCAAGAACAAAACAATACATTAAGAATGTAAAAAACGGCTTTTTAAAAAGCAATAACGAAAAGGTATTACACTGGATCAAACACAACCCTATGACTACAGTTTATGAATTAAGACAAACAGGTATAAGCCATCAGACTTTAACAAGTAGAATTTCACACCTTCAAGACTTAGGATTAATTAAAGTTGTAGGAAATTGTAATATAGAAGGTAAACATTATTCGCAATACGAAGCAGTCTTAGATTCTGAAATGGTAGAACATTATAGAAACTCTAGAGAACAAGAAAAAGTCCTTACGTGGCTTAAAAAAGGTCAAGAATTAAACATTAGAGAAGATTTAAAAGTAGTATTAGAAAATTATATAGTATGAAAAAGAGATTAAGTTATTCGGCATTAAGTGCCTTTGGTAAAAGCCCTAATCATTTACTTAGATACTGGAGTAAGAAATTTGAGCCAACATCTGCTATGATGTTAGGAAGTTTAATACATAAAATAATTCTAGAGCCTGATGATTTCGATAACGACTACGCAGTATTTGAAGGAACACGAAGGGGCAAAGTCTGGGAGGGTTTTAAAACTGAAAATGAAGGCAAAGAGTTAGTGACTATAAAAGAATATGACATAGCTAATTATGTAGTTGAGCAATCAAAAAATAATAAGACTTTTATGGACTTATTAATGAGAACAAGCCAAACAGAAAAATTAATTACTTGGAAGTCTCAAGGAATAGAATTTAAAGGTTTTGTTGATATGGTAGGAGATACTTTTATAGCTGATATAAAAACAACTGTAGACGCTGGAGATAAGTTTCAAAGAGATATAACCTATAATGATTACAAAATGCAAGCAGCTATGTATCTTGAGTGTTTTCCTGATAAAGATTTTTACATTATAGCAATAGAAAAGTCTGGAGCGTTTAACGTTCAGGTTTATAAATTTAGTAATAGTATGCTTTTACAAGGAAGAAATAAGTATATAAATTTAACAGAAAAGTATAAAGAATGGAACGGAGAAAAAGAGAGTTATTATGATGGAATTATTGAGATATAAACTTGTATTTACTTGTATTTACTTGTATACAAGATTATACAACATTTAAAACGTGTGTGCTGCGTGTGTGAAACGTGTGAGTTTCGTGGGTTTTCGTGTCAGTTTCGTAGACTTACAGAGGTAGGCGTAGTAAAAGGCGTAGTAAAGCGTAGTGAATAGCGTAGTAAATAAAATAAGATGAAAGAAAAGATAATGCAATATAAATTTTTTAGAGACAATTTTGAGTTCCAAAAGGAACAAGCCTCAAGCGAACAGGCTTTTAAGTTCGCACAAAAAAAACAAACAATGGAAAAGAATAAAATTTTCGCAGATGGTTTTATATTTAAAAGACCAGACAACACACCTGACTTTATAGTAGGTAAAATGAGTGTTAAAGTAGATGAAGCAATAAAATTCTTAAAAACCCATACAAAAAATGGCTGGGTAAATATGGGAATTAAAAGGGCTAAATCAGGTAAGTTTTATATGGAGTTAGATACTTGGGAGCCTAAACAACAGACAGTAAAAGAAGGTAATGGGTTTGAAGATTCTAATGATTTACCATTTTAATATGAAAGAAGTTATTAAAGCCCTCTTAATTGAGGGTACTTCATTAAAGGATATTAGTAAGAAACTAGGTATGCCGATAAAAGACGTAAATAATATAATCTTTGAAGTATGGGAAACTGAAAAAATAGTAGAAGATAATAAGATTTATAGCAGCTCAGAAGACTATTTATTAAATGGAGATAAAACAACATACAAGGATCTAAGTCCTTCAGAAAAGAAAATATATAATAATTTAAAATAAACAAAATGAAAAAAATAAAATTAATAATAAAAGAAAAATTAAAAGATTTGAATTTTGATGAAAAAGTGAATTTTACAAATGAATTAAAATTTTTTTTACACGAAAACAGCCCTTTTAAAAATGAGCCTGTAGATTTTGTAAAATGGGTAAAAAGTGATGAAATAGTAGCAAACGATTATAATCCAAATAAAGTAGCCCCTCCAGAAATGGAACTTTTGGAAGTTTCTATAATGAATGATGGCTATACGCAACCTATAGTTACTTGGAATAATTTTGAAAAAGATAAAATTGAGGTTATTGATGGATTTCATAGAAATAGAGTTGGTAAAGAATCTAAAATTATTAACAAAAGAATAAAAGGTTATTTACCTGTTGTAAATATAAGAAAAGAACAGTCAAGCAAAAATGATAGAATAGCTTCAACAATAAGACATAATAGAGCAAGAGGTAAACATCAAGTTGATGCAATGAGCGAAATAGTAATAGAATTAAAAAACAGGAATTGGAGTAATAAAAGAATATCTAAACAATTAGGAATGGATGAAGAAGAAGTTTTAAGACTATGTCAAGTTTCAGGATTAGAGCATTTATTTTCTGATAAAGATTTTAATAGAGCGTGGATTTCAGAAGAATCAAACGAAAATTATATCCCTACTCACGATAAATTATTGCCTTTAGAAATTGCTCAATATCGTGCTGGAAACACAAATGACCCTAATAGAATTTTTCATACATTTGATAAGTGGGAGTGCTATCCGTCTGGTTTTTATGAAAACTCTATTAAAGATAAAAGTCACGAAGAATGTGAGGCAATTTTTATAGATGTATTAACTAATAAAGTAAGATTTGCTAATGCTTTAAATGGAGTAATATCTAATTGGAAATATTCTTGTGAACATTATTTAACTAATGTAAGTATGAATAGAATAGCGTGGTTAGGACAAGCGTCTGTTTGTTATGACAGTGGCGTTCCTTCAAAATATTCAGGTGCTTGGTTTAAAATAGATGAAAAGGAAAGGAAAATAGCTAATGAAATAGCTTTAAAGTATCTAAATATATGGCTGTTAAATAACAAAATGCCAGAAGTTGAAATGAATAGCGCTTTAAATATTGGAAAACAAATAGAATTATATTAATTATGAGTAAAAAAAGAGAATTAAATATATCAGTTTTGGACGCTTCAAGAAGTAGAATTAGTAGAATTTTTGATGACTTTGAGAGAATTTATATAAGTTTTAGCGGTGGTAAAGATTCAACTGTTATGACGCATTTAGTTTTAGATGAAGCGAAAAAAAGAAATAAAAAAGTAGGTTTATTAATTATTGATTTAGAAGCGCAATATAATTCAACAATTGAACATATAGAAGAAATAATTGAAATGTATTCAGAGCAAATAGAATTACACTGGTTTTGTGGCGAATTGCTTTTGAGAAATGCAGTATCTGATTTTGAGCCTAAATGGATTTGTTGGGATGAAAGTAAGAAAGATTTATGGGTAAGAAATAAACCTAAATTAGCTAGTGATTTATCTCAATATGATTTTTATGTTCCTAAAATGGAATTTGAAGAATTGATGGTTATATTTGGAGAATGGTATTCTCAAGAAAAAAAATGTGCTGCTTTTATAGGTATTCGTTCTGATGAAAGTTTACATAGATATAGAGCAATAACATCTGAAAAAAAGGGATTAATTCATAAAAATTATAAATGGACTACTAAATTAAATAAAAATTTATATAATGTTTATCCTATTTATGATTGGAGAACAGAAGATATTTGGATCTTTCATTTAAAAAACAATCATTTACCTCATAATAAAGTATATGATTTAATGACTAAGGCTGGGGTTAAATTTGGAGACCAAAGACTTTGCCAACCTTATGGAGATGACCAGAAAAAAGGATTATGGCTTTATCATATTTTAGAACCAATGACTTGGTATAAATTAATAAATAGAGTAAGCGGTGTTAATTCTGGTGCTTTATATGTTAAAGAACGTGGTAGTATTAATGGAAATACTTTTATTGATAAGCCTAAAAATCATACTTGGCAAAGTTATACGAATTTTTTATTAAAATCTTTACCTAAAAAAACCCAAAATAATTATAAGCAAAGATTTGAAAAATTTATAGCTGGATGGCTTCAAAGAGGTTATAAAACTATACCAGATGAAGCCCCTCATATATTAGAGGTTAAATGTTGGGCTCCTTCTTGGAAACGTATGACAAGATGTATATTAAGAAATGATTATTATTGTAAAGGTCTTGGACAAACGCAACCTAAATCAGAAGCCTATGAAAAATATAAATCCATAAAACTTAAAAGAAAAATTGAAGCAGAACTTTAAATATATAATAACTAAAACTAAATAAAATGAATAGAGAAATAATAAACACCAGAATAGAAATGCTAAAGGAAGAAATGAGACTTTTGAAATTAAATAAATATAAAAATGGTTTAACTGTAGGCTATCAAATGAGCCAAGCAATAAAAGAATACATTGATAAACACGATTTAAAAGACTTAAAAAAAGCTATTAATTAAAAAAAAGTATTATATTTGCAGTGCAAACACAAATCAAAGAAGCAAGATAATGATTAACATATTAGCCCAATACAACGAATTATAGGATACTTGCTCCTGTTTGCAAATTTGTTTGAGGGCTTTTCTTTTTTTATATATTATGAGTAAAAAATCATTTATACTTCATTTAGATAGCTTAGATGTTATTGATGAATTAAACGACCAGCAAATAGCTGAGTTATTTAAAGCGATTATAGATTTTCAAAAAACTGGCAAAACTAATTTAAAAGGTTTAATGAAAGTTGTCTTTATTCCATTTAAAAATCAGTTTTTAAGAGACCAAAATAAATATAAATCTAAATGCGAAACTAACAAAATTAACGGCTCTAAAGGAGGTAGACCAAAGAAAACCAAAGATAACCCAGATAAACCCAAAATAACCCAACGGTTAAATAATAAACCCAAAAAACCCTATAATGATAGTGATAGTGATAATGATAGTAAGAATGATAGTGTAAGTGATAATAAGAATGATAATGTTAATAAACAAGAAATACTTAAAATGACTGGCAAAAGTATTGAAGAAGTTTTACAATCAGATTTTAGTATTGAAGATAAACATAAAATACTTACAATAAGAATGATGAGGGTAAGTAATTATAATCTTAATGATAAAGAGAAATATAAAAGTTGTCTAAATACTGTAAAGAAAAGATACTTAAATACTAACTTACTTTAATTAAATACAACATATTAGCCTTTTATATAGGCAAATGGTTTGATTTAAGACACTTATACAATAAAATGATATATACACATAGAAAAAATATTAAAACCCTTTAAAACGCTTTAAAATGATACTAGAAAAAGGTTATGGACAAGAATATTTATTCGACTTCCACGAGGGTAAGATTAAAAACGGTTTAGGAATAGGAACAAATCTAGATACAAACTTAGTATTTAAAAAAGGACAGTTTGTGATGATTAATGGCCTTGACAACGTAGGAAAAACAGCTTGGATACTTTGGTATTATTTAGTTCTATCTTTAAAATACGATTTAAAGTTTTGCATTTGGAGTGGAGAAAATAGACCAGGACAACAAAAAAGAGACTTAATTCAAATGCTAACAGGAATGCAATTTAAAAACATTTTTAAAGGAGATATTATAAAACTATTAAACAGAATAGATAATAATTTTATGTTTATAAATAATGCTTTACTTTACAATCATAAAGACTTATTAAAAATATTTAAAAACTCTAAAGCTGATGCTTGTTTAATCGACCCATTCACAGGGCTAAACCACGATAGACGAGTTAATCAATTTGAGCGTAATTATCAAATGTGTAACGATATAAGAGAACACTGCAACAAAACTGGACAAACTATTTATATAAATTCGCACCCTCAGACAGAAGCAGCTAGAAGGGTTTATCCTCTAGACAACGAACTTGCTGGACACGTGCAGCCTCCAAAAAAGAGCGACACAGAAGGCGGACAAGTTTTTGCCAATAGATGCGATGACTTCATTACGATACACAGATTAGTTTCACACCCTGAGCAGTGGACTAAAACACAAATACACGTTAGGAAAGTTAAGGATACGGAGACAGGCGGAACTCCAACTTATTACGACCAGCCTATTTTATTTGACTACAATAGAGGTTTAGGTTTTATAAGCGACAAAGATGCCTTAGAAGGTTTAAGAGTAGTTTGTAAAAATGATTTAGATGAATTAATGAAAGACCAAAAAGCACCAGAAAATTACTATGATACAGAAAAAAAAGAAGAATGGAAATAATACAACAAATAGACATAAGAAATGAATTTACAATTTTAATACACCAGACTATTGAAAGCATTAAAAATCGTAAAGGAGAAAGCAAAGAAAAAGGACTAGAAGCATTAGATAGAATGAATAATATGATTAATTTAGTTAGATATTTAGACGAATTTAATGGAGAACTAATAAACGAAAATAGAGACATAAAGCTGCTTTATTCAAAACAGAAATTAGAAATTATTTCACTAGAAAAACAAGTTAAGAAACTAATAAGAATAAACGAGTTTTGATATATTTAATAATTATATGCTGCTTAATGATCTTCATAATGGGATTATGTGTTGGTATTATTATAGCTAAAGAAAGAAATTATACATACAGAGAAAAGAAAAAAAAGGTAAAAAAATATTGGCTTTACGAAGATAAAAACTAAAAAAAATGATTACAATTATAGGACTGTTTATATTAGGAATGTTAATAATTTACAAATGGATGGAGTAGTTATTATATTTTTATTAATTTTATTAAGATATGAAAAAGAAGTTAAAGAAAAAATCTATAAGCAAATTAAAAAAAGAATTAGATGCTGTTTTTAGCAAATACATAAGGCATAAATATTCTAAGAATGGTTATGTTTCTTGTTATACTTGTGGTGTATCTAAACCTATCAAAGAAATGCAAAATGGACACTTCCAGTCTAGAAAGCATTTAAACACAAGATGGGATGAAGACAACTGCAGACCTCAGGATGTCGGCTGTAATGTCTTTAAATATGGGGAGCAATACAAGTTCGGAGAGAAATTAAAAAAAGAAGGAGTAGATGTAGAAGCCTTAATATTTAAGTCAAGACAATTACAGAAGTTTAATAATGTAGAATTACAAGAAATGATTATAGAATATAAAGCTAAATTAAATGAGTTACTATGATAAATAAAATATACAATGAAGATTGTTTAGAAACTATGAGCAGAATGGAAGATGATTTTATAGACTTAACAGTAACTTCACCTCCGTATGATGATTTAAGAACTTATAATGGATATTCGTTTGATTTTGAAAGTATAACAAAAGAACTTTACAGAGTTACAAAAGAAGGAGGTGTAGTTGTTTGGGTTGTAGGAGACGCAACTATAAAAGGTAGCGAATCAGGAACAAGTTTTAAACAAGCATTGTATTTTAAAGAAATAGGGTTTAATTTACACGACACTATGATTTACCAAAAAACAGGAACTCCTTACCCTTCTAAAGTAAGATATAATCAAACATTTGAATATATGTTTGTTTTTTCAAAAGGAAAACCTAAAACTTTTAACCCTATAATGAAAAAAAACATTACCGCTGGAGCTGTAAGGCATTCTAGAAAGTTCAGAAATAAAGATGGTGAAATGTCACCTTCTTTTAATGGTAAGCCTGTTAATGAGTTTGGGATTGAAAATAATATTTGGAAAATAAAAAATGGAATGAATAAATCTACAAAAGACAAGATAGCTTTTAAACATCCTGCTATTTTTCCAGAAGAATTAGTAGATAAACATATTAAAACCTGGAGTAATGAAGGGGGTTTAATTTACGATTGTTTTATAGGTTCTGGAACTACTGCAAAAATGAGTATAATAAATAAAAGAAATTATACTGGGAGTGAAATAAGTAAAGAATATTTTGATGCTGCAATAAAAAGAATTAATCAACATAAACAACAATTAAGATTATGGTAAAAACAATAGAAAATATAACAAATATTATATTACAGTATAATGAAATTGAAATTGATAAAACAAACGGCTTTTATTTGAATGAGATGTTGAAAGATTTAACTACAAACTTATTCTACTTAGAAACAATAAGAAGTAAACATCATTTGCACTTTGAAAAGATTATTCATACTGAAGTCTCAAAAGGTAAAAGCGTAGCTAGAGCAACTAATAAAGCTAATGTAGAAGTTCCTGAAATATACCACTTAAGAAGATTAATGACTGCTGGTTATCGTGTAGCTGATGCAATACGAACTAACATATCATTCTTGAAAAGTGAATTAAATAATATAAAAAGTGATTAAAAAAATATACTATATTTGCAAAAGTGAAAACTAAAGAAATAAAAGAACTAAGCACCTACATAGAGAATATTGGAAAACATTATACAGTTCCATATCTAGATGACTATGTACAAGAAGTTCTGTTTATTATTTACGAAAGAGGTATTACTTTTATTAACGAATTAAAAAGAAAAGATAAATTATATAACTTTGCATACAAGGTAAGCGTATATCAAATATTATCTAAGAATGGAAACTATTATAAAAAATATATTAAGCCAAGATTTAACGAAGAATTAAAAGAGATAAAAAACGAAAAGAATTTAAAATTTGATTTAAAAAAGTTTAGAGAAATTGAAAACAATTTAAAAGGAGCTAATAAAAAACTGTTTCAAGAATTATTAAAGACAAAAAACAAGTCTGAGATAGCAAAGAAAAGTAAAATACATTATACATCTTTATTAAAAATGATAGACAAAATGGAAGAAGCAATAAGAAATAAACATCAATTAAATGAATTTTATGATTAAAGATTTTGAATTTATAATATTAATTATTACATTTACAACAACTTATGTAGATTATATAAATTCTAAGTTTGGGATTAAGTATGACAAGAAGCCTTTTAATTGTGCTTTTTGTCTGACAGTTTGGAGTAGCTTAGCAGTATATTTTTTAAGCCTGTTTAATATTATAGACTGTTCTGCATTAGTTTTAGTTGCACCGTTATTATTAAGAATTATAGAAAGAAGATTATTATGACAATAAAAGAAGTAATAGAAATTTATAGAAAATCAAAAACACTACCTAGAAAGTGTCATTTGAATTGGTTAAAAGAAAACTTTAATCCTATACTCTACGACATAGACAAAAGCCTTAACATTAACTGGGGTTGTCAAACTTGCTCTAGAAATTATTTAAGTATGATTTCAAGATATTTAGAAGAGTTAGAAATAAAACAAGCAGAAGCAGACGAAGCAGCAGAAAGAGCAGCTATGCAAGATATGATAAACGAACAAGAAAATAATGCAAAGAAAGCGAGAAAGAAAGTTGCAAAGAATGGAAAAGCAAAAGGGAAGAGTAATAAGAAAACTATTAAAAGTTGATGAAGTAGGACTATATGAAATTACTTTATTAAATGATAAGGTAATTAAAATAAAAGATATAAACGGCTGCAAAGTAAAAAACAATGAAGTAATACTAGACTATGTCGAAACTAACAGTAAAGCAAAATAAATTCTGTGAAGTATATGCAAATACTAGCTGCCCTTCTAAAGCATACAAAGCAGCCTATGATATAAGTCCAACTACTAAAATGAGTTCTATTAGTGTTAATGCTTCTAAGTTATTACAAAAGACTAATATAGCACTAAGAATCAAAGAGTTAAAGGATCAACTAGCTGCAAAGCATTTTGTTACTAGAGTAGATATAGCTAATGGTTACTTAGAAATAATAAACGCTTGGAAGGGTTTAATGACATTAGCAAGTCAAGACAAACTAACAAAAGAACAAACACAAAAATTCTATTTACTTAAAGAGATGGTTAAGGGTTCAGACTATAGAGGCGCATTTGATAGCTTAGCTAGAATGTATGGACTTAATGAGCCTGATAAGATAGACATACGCCAAGAGATAGTAAACATTAGCATAAATCTAGGCGAATGAATGTAGAGCCTAAATTCACAACTAAACAAAAACAAGCATTAAAGTATTTAGTAGACAATAAAACAAACGAAGTATTATTTGGTGGTGCTGCTGGTGGTGGTAAGTCTTGGATTGGTGTAAGCTGGTTAATAGTACAATGTTTTAAATATCCAAAGGTAAGATATTTAATGGGGCGTAGTAAACTGGACGCACTAAAGAAAACAACCTTAAACACGTTCTTTGAAGTTTGTAATGAATGGGAGTTAAAAGCAGACACGCACTATAAGTTTAATGCTAGTAGTAATGTAATAACCTTTTACAACGGTTCTGAAATACTATTAAAAGATTTGTTCTTATATCCTTCTGACAGAAACTTTGATAGCTTAGGAAGTCTTGAAATAACAGGAGCGTTTATTGACGAAGCAAATCAAATAACAGAAAAGGCTAAAAATATAGTAATGTCTAGGATTAGATATAAACTAGATGAATATCAATTAGTTCCTAAGTTATTAATGACTTGTAATCCAGCTAAGAACTGGGTTTATACTGATTACTATAAGAAGTCAAAAGACGGCACATTAGAAGGGTATAAAAAGTTTATACAGTCATTAGTTGATGATAATGATTATATTTCTAAACATTATGCAGAACAATTATCTAAATTAGACGAAGTAAGTAAACAAAGGTTATTATTTGGTAATTGGGAGTACGATATAAACTCAGATAACTTAATAGACTATGACAGTATTTTATTAATGTTTGATAATACAGGAATAGAAGGAGATAAATATATTACTTGTGATGTTGCTAGATTAGGTAATGACAAAAGCGTAGTAATGCTTTGGAATGGCTTACAAGTGGAATTAATAAAGTCATTCGATAAGAACACAATAACAGAATTAGCTAACTACATAAAAGAATTACAAGTTAAGCATAGAGTAAACCTCAAAAACATTATAGCAGATTCTGACGGTGTAGGTGGTGGGCTTGCTGATATATTAAGATGTGTTAATTTTATAAACAACGCTAGGCCTTTTAATAATGAGAACTACCAGAACTTAAAGACTCAATGCTATTATAAGCTATCAGATTTAATTAATAAAGCACAAATAGGAGTTACTGCAACTATGCAAGAAAAGAATAAGCTAATAGAAGAACTAGAGCAAGTAAGAGCAAAGGATATAGACAAAGATACAAAGTTAAAATTAATTCCTAAAGATATAGTAAAAACAATAATAGGAAGAAGCCCTGATTATTCGGATTGCTTAATGATGAGAATGTATTTTGAATTTAACAAAAGAGGCTTTTATTCAATTAGGTAAAAACTCAAATAAAAAACATATATTAAATATGGACGTAACAATACCAACAAGCTGGAAAGATATAAACATAGACACTTATATTAAATTAGTTCCTGTATTAGAAACTGAGCAAGAGCCTATTACAAGAATCATAAATATACTATGCGTATTGACTGGAAAGAAAAGGGAAGAAATAAGAGAAATACAACTAACTGATTATCATAAGATAATGGAGAAAATGGAATTTTTACAATATGAAGTTCCAACAAAGTTAGACAGTAGAATATTAAATTTTAATGGTAATTATTATGAGTTTAAACTTAATGCAGAAAATCTTTTGTTTGGGGAGTACATAAATGCTATGGAGATATTAAACTCTAAAAGTGAAAATGCAGTAATAGATAACTTAGATAAAATACTAGCAAGCATTTGCAGACCAGTAGAAAAGAAGCTAGGTAAATGGAAGGAAAAGAAAATGACAAGTAAGTTATTACAAGAAACAATTAAAGTCTTTAGAGAACAGATGAGTATAGCAGAGGCTTATCCAATTGCGGTTTTTTTTTGCAATCACTCGCACGACTTAATGAAAGATATAAAAACTTCTTTGATAACTCAGGCAGCGGAGATGGCTCAGGAAGTGGAGATGGCTTTAGCGACAGATGGGGATGGTGGTGTATAATCGATGCCTTGACGAATTCAAGAGTTGATAAGTGGGAGATTGTCACTAAGTGGAACGTAATACATGGTTTGAATATTTGTTCATACTATAAAGATAAACAAAGAAAAGAAAAAATAGAACTAGATAAAATTGGCAGATAATAGTTTACATAAGAATCTATTAGTTGGAGGTTTTGAAGGACCATCTGAAGAAATAGTTGATAAGCCTAAATCATTTGCTGACGTTATGAATAATCTAGGAATTAGATTAAAAGATGAAACATTAAAACAAATTACTTCTGGGAATGCTATACAAGGGAGAAGTGAAAGTTTAACAGTTTCGGGAGATTTAGAACAGGGCTTTAGATTTCACTGGGACGTATTTGGAAATACTGTAGTAGGTGAAGTTTTTATGGTAGATTATTATGACCATATAAATAAGGGTATATCAGGAAGTGAAACAATAAGAGATACTCCATATAGCTGGGATAATGTTAAATTTCCTGCTATGCAAAAATTAACTGAATGGGCAGATGCTAGAAATTTATCTGATTTTTTATCACCTATTAGAAAATCTATGATAAAAAAGGGAGTATTAGGCAGAGGATATTTTGATAGAGTAATAGAAAATACAGAGAAAGGAGAAATACACAACCTATTAATTCAAGATTTAAAAAGTGCTGGACAATTAGGCTTACTGAAAAATATAAAGAAACAAATGGAAGGAAAAAAATAAATAATGGCAATAACAGGAATAACATACGAACCCCAAGACTATAGAACGGTTTACAATCCTATTGAGTATGTGGCAACTTCAAATAAAACATCTGAAGATAGGTTTAAGTACATAGTAGAAGTATATGACGGAGCTACAAAGATAGGCACGTTAAAAATACCAGCAGACCCTTTGTTATATGGTAGAGCAGACGTTCAAGGAATAATGGAAAGTTATCTAACTAAGAATCTAGGAACTATAAATACAGCAGCTACAGGCGTAGCATTTGAAGATTGTAATAACTCATATAAAGAATTTACTATAAAATTTGGAGAGGAATATGAAGTATTAGGAGTATTAACTGTATTTATGACACCAGCTTATGATACTACATTAATTACTTTTAATGGGTGTTTACCTAATTATAGAGATGCTTTAAATTTTGTAGATTATCAAGTAGCAAACAAGTATTTAGATTATGTAGATAATTCAGCTACAAGAAAATTTTTAACAAACGCAGCAATTGGAAGTAAGGGCAAAGGTCAAAAGGTAGAATTAACAGATAAAGGTTTTACTTATCTTTTAAACGATCACGCTTCAGATCCAATAACAGGATATGATATATCTACTTATAACAGTTCTGGAGTTATAATTGCAATTCATCAAATTAATAATACAATAGGAGCAGCAGCAAAGAAAATGCTTTTAATACCTACAGCGCCAGACAGTATTAATAATATAGATACTGCGACATATATAACAGGCGCACCAGCACAGCCTTTAATAACTTCAAGCGTAGCGGATTATTCAATTACTTTAAGGGGTGTAGGAGCAGCTTCAGAGACTATGTGGTTTACTGTAGATTCTGAATGTAGATATGAAGTAAGAAGATTAGAGTTCTTAAATTCATTAGGAGGTTTTGATACATTTAATTTTACTAAGGTTTCCAGAAAATCAGAAACAATTGAAAGAAAGTTTTATAAACAAAATGCTGATAATATGGTAAG